GAATACTTAAGACCACTACCCCCACCCATTTCCTTAGTAGGAACATACGAGCCAACAACGTCATAGGTATGATTAGTAACTAACATTGGAATATTTGCTTTACCAAGTTTAAGTGTCAAAATTCTGAACACTGATTTGGTAAGTTGTGCCTTGGTCATGTCACGAACATTTTTGTCGTTAGAAGCATCATCAACTTCTTTATTCGTGGCAAGCATTCCAAGGGAGTCGAGAACAAACATGAGGGGCTTACGCTCCTCTTTAGGCTGTTCCATGTATTTATCAATGATGCGTACAGCCTGTGTACGAAACTCTTCGATTGTATCAACTGGAAAAATTACCATTCGCTTGGAATCAATTCCCCTACTTTCAATCATGTTTTTGCTGATGGCAGATTCAGTTTCAAAATAAATCACACCAGCATCAGGATTGGTATTGAGGAAATTACGAACCACAGAAAGACAAAAGAATGTTTTGCCTGTTCCAGATTCTCCAGCGATAGCAGTAATCTTGTTTGAAGGGATACCACCAAACAAAGACCCAGAGACTAGGGCATTGAAAATATAACTTCCAGTATCAACGAAAGTTTCAATGTCTCCTGCAGCAACCCCATCCGAAACCAGGGCAGCAAATTCGTTTTTACTATCTTTAATTACTTGTTGTAAAAAATCCATAATTCTCCTAACTAAAAAAACTCATGAGCGACACCTTACGCTCGGAATCCCAACCAATACATTCTAGCACATTTTTCAGCGGTTCGTAAAATGACTTTTCAAATTGTGTTCGATAGTCCACGTACTTGTCGAGATTAAACTCTGCTGGCAATGTGCTGAAGAATGAAATCACATTTTCTTGAATTGGGTTTGGCATCTTGAGGTAGAGAAACTTGATCTTCTCTCCTTCTTGGATAAGAGGGTACTTGTGAGTAAGATTATTACTTCGTACATAGTGATTATACAATAATGCACCTCTGACCTGAATAGGTGTCCTCTCCTTATAAATCGTTGAACGACTTGAATATTTTTGTAATCCATTACAACCTCTCGGAAAAGCAATGTTTAAATAATTTTGTTTCCGAGTGTCTTCTTTTATCTGTTCAATAAAATCAATCACATCATCATTGGTTTGATTGATAATGATTGTGTACGCTTTGTACAATTTGTCTCGGAAGTATGCTGGCGTGGAAGACCTAGCGGTTTCCATACCGCAGATTTTCATCTTAGGTTCTTTGTATCGAACACCCTCACTATCCCACACATTAAGAACGTAACGTTTCTTGGCAGTCCAGAATCCACGATTGGCGATGTTCTCTCGCTTCATCTTCATCATCTGAGCATAAGCATTTACGTACTGGGCCAGTTCTTGGTAAGAACTTTCAATAAAAGGCTCAAGTTCCACTTGACAGACCTTATCAAGGAACCCAACAATTTTTTCATTAGTAACCTCTCTCCCCTTGTATACACTTTGTACCAAGCCATCCAGAGACAAGTACATAGAATCAGTATCAGAAGCAATAACATAATCTACATTGTTTGTTTTGAGAACTTTGTTTAGGTGAGCATTCATCTTATTGCCAATCCATCGAATTGACAACTGACCAGATAGAGTAATCGCCTCAGCAATTTCAAGTTTGTAATAACGAAAGTGTTCGTTACCGATAGCACCATAGGCAGAGTTAAGTTGAATCTTACGTGCCATCTGAATATTATTACAACGAGAAATCTCTTTCTTCAATTCCACCGTTGGATTGTTTTCATACTCCTGCTTGGCAGCCAGCATTTTCTTTTTGTAAATAGTACGTTCCTGGTAGATTTTTTCCATGAGCTTTGGAAGGAATCCCTGATACTCAGTTGTATAAAAAGTGCCATTAGCACAGACAGTTTTTCCAGACAGCTCACTTAAATCAATCTCCTGATTCAAAAATTTATCCACGTTTGCTTGTGGATGCCTTTCCGCCAAAAGAGTTTCTGGGGAAAGATTGTACTGCATGATGAGGTGAGGGTATAGAGAGTTAAGGTCAAAACTCACAACCCAATCATACATGCCAGGTACTGGTTCTTTTACATAAGCACCAGCATACTTATTATCTTTGCTACTTTCTTTTTTGGGAGGAATAGCAATCTTTTGTTTGGCGAGATAAACATAGATGATGTTATCCCACATACGAACTTGAGAATATACATCCTCAAAATTTACCTTGGCATCATACGCCATAGTAAAAGCAAGTTCAAGTAATTTCATCTTGTCTTCCAATTGGTCAACAAGGCGAACGTCAATAATATTATACTTGACAAACTTATCCCAGTCTTTGGTGTAGAACTCTTTGAAAGTATCAAACTCAGAGTGGTCAAGTTTCTTTGCGTCTAGTTCCACAAAAGCAATGTGGTCCAGACGATACGACTCTTGATTAGTATATGTAAATTTCTTATACAGTTCAAGATAATCCAACGTGGCAATGCCCATCAGATCATAAGCAAAGTTCTTGCGACCTTTGATAAAAATTTCTCTTGACATTGTATTCTTCCAAGGAGACAGAAGACGAGCTTCTGCTTCCCCAACCATACGTTCAATCCTACGATAGATGTACGGGATATCGAACAGTTGAACGTTCCATCCAGTAATCACATCAGGATAGTTTTGCATCCACCAGTGAAGAAATCCTTTTAGCAATCCGATTTCAGATTCAAAATGAAGGTAGTTAACTTCCTTATCATGATTATCATAAGGACGAGAACCGAACACAGTAATGCGTCCCATCTCGCTATCTTTGATACTAATCAAAAGAATTTCCTGGTCAGCAGATTCTAGATCGGGGAATCCATTCTCTGCTCCAGTCTCAATGTCGAGAGTGAATACACGAATCTTACTAGTATCATATTTCATTTCATCTTCAGGATACTCCTCAAAGATGTATTGATTTAGAAATCGTGTTTGACCATAAATTTGAAAGTCATCAATATCTTTATGGTCTTCAATAAATTGTTTGGCGTCACGAATGCTACCCTGTTTTACAGGGCGAACATTTTTTCCGTCAAGGGTTTTCCATTCCTCTTGCTTGGCAGAAGGTAGGAACAGTGTTGGATTGAATTGAACTTTGTCTTGAAATTTTTTACCATTTTCATAACCACGAACGAGAATAGAGTTTCCCGATTGTTCAACACTGGTGTAAAATTTCATTCTTCAGATTCTTCAATAGTTGGTGGTTCAGGTTTTTCTATTTCAACTAGACCACGATATTGATTGTAAATAAAGTCTGTTGGCTCAGCAATTAAACTGATTTCAGACGATCTCACAACAAACTCTCGTTCTCTAGAGTGCTGGGGGAAGGGACCCAAGCAGGTCCCCTCCACTTCATACGGGTATTTTAGCACACAATCTGGGTCTCCGAACTCCACATCAGGAATTTCTTCAACTTCTGAAATGATCCACACGCCATCAAAGCGTATTAATTTAATTTCATTCATTTGGCATTACTTCGGGGGTAACTGTTTCAACAAAATTTTCTACTTCTTTTTGCTGTTCTAATAGTTCAATCACTTGCTGAACTTTAGAATCATATGCTTGAGATAAGTTAGGATCTGGTTGACCAACAGCAATAACACTGTCGTAAGGAATTCTGTATTGGGTATCAATTGAAAACGGACACCATTTACTAAATTTAACTTGAAGTTCTGATTCCCCATTGGCTTCAACTAAACTCAATTCATATGGATGATTGAGAAGTAAACAAAGACCTTTTTGATTTTCTCCTTCTCCCTCAAACACTTCTTGAAGGACTGTAATAATTTTTTGTCCAGATTTTAAAATAACAATTGATGGTGCTTTACTCATTTTCAGTTTCCTCTATTTCAGTAGTTGGTTCGGCGTCATTAACAATCGGATAATATGGTTTTAATAACTCAATGTATTTTTGCAGAATGCCATCTTTTGGTTCACCAATAGATACCACTTGTTCAAATGGTACTCTAAATTGCAAACTTTTTGAAAATGGAGACCACTGAGCAAATTTAATTTGTATATCTTTTTCTTCTGCATTTTCAGAAGGAACACTATAAGATACAACAAATGGTACTTCAAACAGAAAACAAAGTGGTTCATCAGTTTCTGTTCTAAGTTCACTTAATTTACAAATAACATGCTGTCGATTTTTCAGCATGACAATTTTAATATCTTCCATAAATTTAAAACCACATATTTTTTATAGCGACGACGATATTTGGGGATACCCCAAATTATTTATTTACTGTATTTTCACCAGGGAAATTTGAATTTCGATCTTCTGTTAAAAACTTTGGGTCAAGGGGTTTCCCAATAGTATACGTCGTTTTCTTCTGATGCTCTGGGATGACTTTCTCCAATGAGATTGTTAGTAGACCATCCACAAAATCTACAGATGCTACCTTGACATCATCTCCAAGTTGCCAAGAGTTGTTGAAAGAACGTTTGGAGAGACCTTGGTGGAGGTAAGTTCGTTCAGTATCTCGTTTCTCAATCTTTGAGGTAACTCGGAGAATGTTTTGTTCTGTAGATACCTCAATCTCGTTTGCCTTAAAGCCAGCAAGAGCGATTTCGATTTCGTAATTAGATTCATCGTGTTTGATTAAATTGTAGGGTGGATAACTAGTGTTATGACCAGTCATTGCCTCTAGACGATGAAAAACTTCATCTAGACCTACTGAAAATGGGGCGTAAACATCCCAAGTGTATTTATTTGCCATGAGTTTTCTCCTTAAATAAGCGAGTGTTTTAGGACCCCGAAGGCGTCCAATATAATTTAGCATACAAACAAAAATAGTGGGGTGTGAAAAACCCCACTACTATTGTTCGGTCATCAGTATTATGTAACCTTGTTTACGATACCAATCTAAGTGGCGTTTGCCCCAAGGAACCAAAATCCACACCACACGTTTATCTGGCGTTAAAAATTGGATATTGACTGTTCTCATTAAACTTCTGTTTTCTTTCGTCCAATATTATATTTGCTTTCTAGAGTCCACTCATCTTTCTCTTTGAAAGCAAGGACTTTAATTTGATTGAGAGGAGCAACGTCTTCAATTTTTTCTGGCGTTACTACCGTGATAAGACCCCAATCAGAAAGCAATTGAATAATACGATTCCTACGTTGAACATCATTCAATGAAAGATTAGTATGCTTGCCGTCAAGAGCAAACAATTCTTTAAAGTGAACGATATAGTATCTACCTTGCTTATGTAAAATATGGCAAGATTGATAAATCTTTTTTTCTTTTCTAGAAGCTACACCAATTCTAGTAAGGGTTTCACGGACTTTCAAAAAGTCATCTGGCTCAGCCAGAGAAACCTCTACCATATCAGATTGTTGCCACTGGATTTCAATATCAGTTGTCATTTTGTTCCACCCTTATACAATGCTTTTTTTATAGCTTCAAGTTGATCTGTTGTGAGAATCCTTAATGCTTCTAGAGCTTTGTTATGACTGTAGCCATAATACTCTTTCACCAATTCAAGATGCTCAAGTGTTTGTTTTTTAACCCAGGGACTAAAACGTTTCCTTGGTTTCAAAGTATTTATAAAAAAATCAAACTGAAGTTTCTTGTCAAGATGAGCATTCTTGTTCATCTCATTAGCATACAGAACAGTATCTGTAAATGATGACAGACATTTATTTACAATAAAAGGTGGGTATCCTTTTACTGCTTCCTGATCTTCAGCGAGAATATTCTTTTTTGTTTGGTTAATAGCATTAAGATAATCTTTTAGCTCATATTTCATACGGCAGTTACACCCATCACTTTAGCATTTGGGTTGCGAGCAAGAGCAGTTTCTTTTGCTTCTTGGTAGTTACGAGCTTCGACTTCTTCGTTGAACACTTTACCAGCAACATAGAGTTGAACACGACAACGCATAATTAAATTCCTCCTTCAGTTTCATCAATTATAAAATGGTACTGGACCACTTTTTCAGAAGATGGACCAGTTTCTGGAGTGGCATAGTCAGGCTGATGGTATTTGAGAAATTCCAAAAAAGTCATTTTCATTTCTTTATTGGTCATACCACAGTGCTGAGCTGCCATGGGCAAATTCATTGTAGCACGAAATAGAGCTTCGTTTGCCTCACGAACATTTTCTGGTGTGGTTTTTACTTTCATAGGTAACGAACCTCATCAACGTAACCAGCTTCAAGAGCTGTTTCAATCATGTTATAAGAATAACTATTTGGTTTTGGTGGAGCAGAAAAATAAATTACATAATATGCTGACTTGTTATTATATTTTAACAAGGCACCATTACATACTGCTTTTTTAACATTGTCTGTTCGTTGTGCCCCTGGACGTTTTTTACCTCCAGTCTTACCACCCTTTGCTTCAACATATTCAGTTCTGGTTGGCAGATCAGCAATGTAATCCAACTCTATTCCAAGTTCTTTTACACAGTAATCTTTACCAACTATAAATCCGTTGCGAGAAATAAGATCTTGTTCGACAAGATGCTCAAACTCGTCGCCAGATTTTTTACTTTCCGATTGAAAATTTTTCATTTGAATTCACAACCCATCATAATTTCAGTTAAGCAAGCCAGGAGATTAATTTCCTGATCAGCAACAATATTAATGTCTCTCATATATTTGGCAATGATCAACACAGCTTCTGGAATAGAAGGACCTTTAAGAGTGCCATAAAGAGCATCATAAATCTTTCTCATGACCAAAGCAGGGTCATTGTCAATGTTTTCCACAACCCATTTTTTGACTGTAGTAAACTCTTTATTCTTTAATGCCCGTACCAAATCGTCCAGATTAATATCGGCAATGTCAACAAGAATAGAAGGATGAATGCGTCCGTTGGCACTGTGTCTCTGTGTTTCATTTATCAACCTCCTCCAATCTGGATAATAACGTCTGATCAATTTAATCAGAATCTTGTCATCATATTCAATTTTATTGTCATCAAGAATGTACTTGAGGCGAACAAAAAACTTTGCCTGTAATTTATCTACTTCTTCATTTTTAATTTTAAAATCAATTACCGTACAACGAGAGTGCAGAGGGTCAATGATTTTGTTGGGGAAGTTGCAGGTAAAGATGAAACGGCAGTTGCCATGAAACTCCTCTACAGCGGTCCTCAGGGACAGTTGCACGTCGTTGGTGGTGTTGTCTGCCTCGTCGATAATGACGACTTTATGGGACGCTCCAGAGGTCAAGGAG